TCTCTTCGCGGTGTGATTCTCATAATGTATGCATTTGCTATGATGTGTACACCATTGGGAGTTAACCATCCATTAAATCAGACAATGGACTATGATTTGTCACAATTTTGGGAACTCTTTTTCATTAGGATATATGGAGATGACTTTGTGATCAAGTTAGAAGATGAAGTTAAAGGATTCGATTGCTTGACTTATGCTCAATTTTGCGAACATGAGTACGGAATGAAAGTTACAACGCCGGACAAAGGAACGGTTGATAAACCATATGTTACCGTTGACGACGTTAGCTTTTTGAAGCGCTCATTTAAATGGCATGAAGGATTAAACAGATATGTTGCTGTTCTAGACAAAGAGTCTATGGTCAAAACATTGACTTGGATTCAACCATCTAAGCACATATCGAACCAATCCTTGTATTGTCAAACGTGTCGCGATGTTTATTTAGAACTGTTCTTCCATTCAACGAAAGTAGAATGTGAAGTTGTCAGGGACAAATTTATTAGCATGTTAGTCAAGTACGCGAAGACCACGAAAGAAGCTCTGGAACACTATTTCCCAACATGGGATCGATTGGTGGACAAGTATTACGTTACTGATAACGTCCACCCAGAACTCATGTATCACCTGTCTGCTCCACATGTTGCCACTCAAGCTTTTAAGCTTATGGCCAATAGAGACTACCCTGAGGTAGTTTCTATTGTTGATGAGGTTTTTTCCGAAACACCTTTCTTAGCATGTGCTGCTGTTCTAGTGAGTTGGAGAGATTGGACTGCTGGAGATCGATTGTATAACATGGCCTATACTTCTGACGGAGGTACTGTTAGGGACCAGTTGAAACAAATGATAGTTACTATCATTGTTATGGCTGGGAGACCCACTCAGTTCTTCGAGGACTATGCCAACTCTCGTAAGAGAGTTCCAGGCTGGTTCGAAAAGAATCAATGGCCTAAAATTTGCAATCATCTTTTCGCAGCTGTTCCACAGAGCGAGGAGGAATTGAAGAAAGATTATGATGAGTGGTATGCGGATATTGACGAAAGTAAACGACCGTACAAGTCTTGGTGCCAGGACAAATATTATTATATTGATTGGTATAATAAGTTGGACACGCACGTTGACTTGAATCGGGATAGTCCATACTTTCCGAAACCCACATTCCAAGCTCAGAAGCTTGCTGCTCAGCGAAAAATTGGTAACTTTACTCCACAGATGGATGGTGGTGGAATTATTCAGCGGGACGAAATGCCCACTGACTCCGCCTTTGCTGAGCGTCATAAACTCCCTGACTCCGGAGTTGCTTTTCACGAATCCCTCGAAGAGTTTGTAGGTCGAAAGCTTTTGATTAAAACTATTGAGGTTAATGGCGCTGCCTCTGGCCCAATAGTTCTTAAGCCCTACGAAAAATTTGTTACTGATCCCGCTATTCTAGCTAAAATGAGAAACTATTACACATTTAACGGTGATTTGTCTCTCGAATTTAACTGGAGTACATCGCAATACCATTATGGGTATTACAAAGCGGCGTGGTTCCCACACCATGAAGAAAATCTCACTTTGATGAATATTCTTCGCCATGGGAATAACGGCATGATTCAGGCTTACATATCTCAAACGAAATATACTTGTGATATTAGATTTGGAATGGACGAGCCTGCAGTGTTGCACTGCCCTTTGCTTTTACGAAAGAATGGTATACCGATAATGATGAACGAAGCGAAAAATGGTTTGATCGGATGGGACAAATTAGGTATAGTGATTATTATGCCTATTGTGGTTGTCGGTCATTACTCTGTAATGAAAGTCCCGGAAGAGATTGCCATCAATTGCTACGGAAATATGGACAAATTAGTTTTAGGTCCTCCAACTGACACTCCCTTGTCAATTCGTTTTCAAGGAGAGCAAGATGAAGGTGGTCCTATTTCTAAGGTTGCATCTACAGTTGCAGACACTGCGAACGCTGTAAGTGCTGTTCCATTCATCGGGGATTTTGCCAAGTCTACTGAGATGTTCGCCAACTCAGTGGGTTCGATGGCTAAATTTTTCGGTTTTAGCAAGCCAGATGAAGTACAAGATCTTAAGTCACATAGAATGAGAGTTAGAAGCAATTTTCCAAACTGCTATGGTACTGATACAGTAATCAAGATGACTACAGATCCGCGTCAGGAATTAGACCTCCCGGCATATGCGGATGGAAAGGACGAGTTAGCGTTAGCTACTCTCTGTAGTTATTCTTCCATAATCGATGTCATTCACATTGACTACGTTCCTATACCCTTGACGACAAGGATATTTAGATATCCTGTAACCCCTTGGCTTTCAAAAGTTGATTCGTCAGGTGCATATGTTATGTCACCAATGATGTTTGCCTCTTTTCCATTTAAGATGTGGAGAGGGGATATAACTTTTAAGTTAGAATTTGTGATGCCTAGTAATGCGAGAGGAAAGTTCATGGTTTACTATGAACCCAATGGCTATTTAGCCAAATCTCTTGCGAACGTACCTGTATCAATGAATCGAGTTTATGCTGCCACGATTGATGTGTCTGAGTCTAAGACATTGACGTTTACGACAGGTTACATGAACGAAATTCCATTGAAACACTTGCCCGATGCTGGATTTTTATTGCAGAGGACCAGGAAGGGTTATACGCCGACTCAAATAGAGTACTTAGCAAAAAGTAATTTTTGCTCAGGGTTCATCTCTATGGTAGCGTTGACCACTCCTTTTCCTCCAATTGATTCAGTAGACAAATTTCATGTCGTTGTTTCCGTACATTCAGACAATATGTCTTATTATGTACCAAAATCTATACATGAAATGCATGTCGTTGAAGGCAAAATGGTGCGTTCAGTTCCCGGATGGGGACTAGGTGATGTAACTCCTAACCAGCCGATAATTGAA